AGCTACATTGGACGCAACTAGCAATGGCATAGTGGCTACCCTAGCGGCAGGCACAGCGGGTCAGATTATTTATGTAAAAGCAATTAACGTAGATAATGCAGTCACCTTGGTTCCTGCATCCTTTACTGACGGAGCGACCATTACGTTCACACCAGTCAACGAGTACGTGGTACTGGCAAGTGACGGTACGAACTGGCTCATGGTTGGTGGTAACGCCGCAGTAAGCTAATCAAAGGATCTAATATGGACGGCTCACGCTACGTTAAAATGTGGGAACATATGGAGAATTCCAATAAGAATTGGGATAATCTATGGCAGGAATGTGCCGATTGGTGTCTTCCGCATAAGGACAATATCAATAGAGTCCGCGTAGCTGGGCAAGAAAAGCCTCCGCAACGTCTAACTGACACAGCGATTGAGGCTAACTTCAACTTCGCATCTGGCATGTATTCGTATATGTTCCCGCCGTCCACGGTATGGGCGAAGTTTAAGCATCCCGACCCGACGCTTATGTCAACTGATGAGGTTGCTGATTACTTTGAAAACGTAAGCCGAGCAGTACATGAGACGCTTCTTGAGAGCAACTTTGCCCAAGAGATGCAGGAATCGTTGCTAGACCTTGGGTGCTTTGGCACAAACAGTGTCTATGCCGAGGGGGACGACAAGAATGTTATCCGCTTCCGTTCGTTCTCTGTAGCCGACTTCCGTATCAAAACCAACAACAAAGGGCGTGTTGATACTGTGGGGCGCAAGCTCAAGCTAGATGCTCGTCAGATGATCCAAGAGTTTGGTGAAGAAGCGTTGCTTAAAGCTGATCTTGGTGAAATCGTTGAGATTATGAAGAGCGGGCAACCGTGCGATGAGACTAAGTATGAAGTCGTCCACTTGGTTATGCCCCGCACAGACTATGACTCTGAGAAGAAGGATGCCGGAAACAAGCCGTGGGCTAGTCGTTATATTTCATTGAAGAGCAAGCAAATTATCAAAGATAGCGGATACGACTACAACCCCTACTTTATCGGACGCTTTGCTATTGGTAACGATGAGGACTATGGACGCTCCCCGATGTCAATGGTTTTGGCGACAACTCGACGCACTAATGCCATTTACCGTTCGATGATTGTTTCAGCCGAGCAACACGCTAATCCACAGTGGTTGATCCCAGATGATGATAGCGTGAGCTTTAAGAGTAACCCCAACCGTTCAGGGGCAATGATTTATTACCGTGCCACCGGAGGCGCGATGGCGAAGCCGGAACGTATGCAACCGAATGGTGACCCGAATGTTGCCTTCGAGATGTACCAGTTCCATGAGACAAAGATTAAGGGTGCATTCTTTAACCATCTCTTTAGGCCATTAGATGACTATCGGAACATGACAGCATTTGAGGCTAATGCTCGCGTCACCACCGATCTCATGGCTCTCTCTCCATTCGTGAATCGGTATCAGGATGAGGTTGTAAGCCCGATGCTCACGTATGTTTACTACATGCTTCAGAAGCAGAACAAGCTCCCAGATATGCCTCAATCCTTGGTGGAATCACCGAGCTTTGAGATTGACTATGTTGGCAAGCTCTCTCTGGCGACAAAGAACTTTGAAGTAATGGGCGCATTCCAGACCATGCAGATGTTTGCTGAAACGGCGCAGTATGTTCCTGCCGCCCAAGAAGTGTTTATCAATGTTAACTGGGACAAGCTCTTGAGAGAAACATGGTACGCAAACAGCGGGAGCATGAATGTCCTTAAAGACCCGACAGATGTTGAAGATGAAAAAGCTGAGATGGCGGCACAGGCGCAGGCACAGCAAGCCATGCAAGCGATGCCAGCAATGGCAGATGCCTACAACAAGGGCGGGACTAAGCCTGACGAGGGAAGCCTGTCGGCAGGATTGCAAGAACAAATAGGAGGATAAAAATGGATATGGAGAATGCGGCGAAACTCGTCGGATATTACCGCTATGTATTTGGGTCAGCAGAGGGCCAAGAAGTTCTTAAAGACTTAGGCATCCGCTGTGGCGTAACGGCGGGAGATGCTGGGTTAGACGGTCTTTCCTATCAGGCAGGGCCAGACATGACCCCTGAGACTAGAGCCTACAGAGACGGACAGCAAGATTTCTACAAAGCAATCGAACTGCTGGCAAATAGCAAGTAGGGATGACATGAGAAAGAGAGTTAAAATTGACTGGCAAACCAGAAGCCGTCTTGTGGATGGGTTGTTCACTGTTCACGACTGCCCATCGTGTGAATATAACTTCGTTGTCCACTGGTTCCGATTCTGCCCGTGGTGCGGAGCCAGAATAAAATGGCTGAATGGAGATAAACTGTTCGAAGATGCAGATTACTGCAAAGCTATTAAAGAGATTGAAAAAGGATTCGTGAGCAGGTGCTTGCGGAAGATTACAAAAACCAACAAAGGAGACAAGTAATGAGCGAAGAAGCAGTAGAAACACCCGTAGAAACTCCGGTTGAAACGCCAGTAGAAAACACCCTAGACTACACCGGATTAATTAACGCAGACGGCTCGTTTAAAGAAGAATTTTACAGCTCCCTTCCTGACGACATTGGGAATCATTCTTCTGTCAAGAAGTACACCAACATTGTTGATGCCCTCAAGGGCGGCGTAAATGCAAACGCATTGGTCGGCAAGAAGGCCGAAGAGTTCTGGACATCTGAAGACGCTGATATTATTGCCAAGCGACGCGAGATTATGGGTATCCCATCCAGCGCAGAAGAGTACGAGCTCGCAAAGCCTGATGATCTTTCAGAGGACATCCCCTATGATGAGGGGCAACTATCACAGTTCGCGGCATTCGCGGCAGAGAACAACATCCCAAAGGATCTTGCCCAGAAACTCATTGATTATGATGCGCAACGCGCAATGAGCGCAGTAGAAACCACGCAGAACGCCACCGCTGAGTACCGCCAAGAGAAGATTGACGCGCTCAAGAAGGAGTGGGGAAACAAGTTCGACTACAATGACGGCAAGGTTAGTCAGGCGGCTGACTATTTGGGAATCACGGAAGTCTTGATGGACACCGGACTCGCCTACGAACCAGCCGTTCAGAAGGCAATTCTTGAAAAGATCGTTCCGGCAATTAGCGACGACAAGCTGATTGAAGGGTCGAAGACCGACAATTATGCAACGATCCAAGATGAGCTGGATGAGATTGACAACAAATTGATTGCAATGAAGCGTGATGATCCGGCAGGAAAACCATTACTCGCAAGAAAAATTGAATTGATGAATAAAATGTCTTGACGTTTATTTAGATAAAGTCTAATTAGTATTTAGGTTTAAAGAAGATACTTCTCCATTTGAGAACCTTCACTTAGAGCCTAGACCGAGAGGTTTTAAATCTAGGTGCAGACCCGCAAGTGCGGATACTCAGCCCGAAAAGCTAGAAGTATAACTCAAATGGAGAATAGTAATGTCAGAAGAGCTAAGTAATGCTTATGTGACAGGCTTTAACCGTAACATCCTGCGTACCACCGAAGTAAAAGGTGGAAAATTGCGTTCGAAGGTTAAGCTTGCAACAGGCGATCTATATAGAGAAGAAGGTGTTTATCAGCGCATGAGCGGTGGTGGATTGCCCTCGAAGAAAACTAACCGATTCGGGGACAGCCCCGTATCAGAATCCGATTACAGTCGTCGTCGGGTTTCACGCAACGATTATGAAGATGGTCAATTCATGGACTGGTCTGATATCGTTCGTATGTCAACCGATCCTCGCGCCGAGAAACTGGACATTATGCTCCAGAGGTTCCGTCGTCAGGAAGACATCATCATTGAGCAGGCCCTTCTGGGTTCCGCGCAGGGTGGTGACAACGGTGAAACCGCAACCGCATTTACTGCTGGCAACATCATTGATGTTCAGACTGGCGGAAACGGAAGCAACGTAGGTTTCACTTACGAGAAACTGGTTGCCACGTTGAAGAAGTTTGGTGACAACAACGTTGACATCGAAATGTACCGCCCCTGTATTGTTATTTCCTACGCCCAATGGCAGGATATGATGCAACAGGACGAGTTCATCAACTTCGATTACACTGGCGCACGTCCGGTTGATAACGTTACACCGACGATGGTTCGTGACTACATGGGCTGTGACTTCCTCGTAACGAACATTGTTCCTTACATGGACACGGCTGGTACTGGTTTCAACGTCCTCGACAGCGACATCAACACGACTACCGGATCATGGACTGACACTGACGACACTGATATTCGCGCTTGCTTCGCATTCGTACAGGATGCCGCATTGCTCGAAATCAACCCCGACATCACTACGAAGATGACCGAACGAGGCGACAAAGGCTTCAACTGGTACGCGTACGTCAAGCAGAGCCTTGGCGCAGTTCGTATGGAAGAGGAAAAAGTTATTGCTATTCCTTGCGATCAGTCACCCGCTTAATCAAACAGGAGAAATAAAATGGCTACATACGTAAATCCTATCGTAACCACTATTGACTCGCATGTTGTTCGTAAGAATGACTATCGTGGCAATAAGCAGAGCATTCCGATCTTTATTGACGCATCCGTTGCGCTGATAAATAACGCGGATGTAATCCAGTTCACGGACGTACTTCCGGCTAACTGCCGCGCTGTATCCCTGAAGCTGAACCATAACGGAACCGACGGCGTTGCGGCGAGCACCACGCTTGCTGTCACTGCTGGCGGAACCGTTCTGACCCCTGACGCCACCATCCCGACATCCGCTGACACGAACAGTACCTTCCTTGAGTACTGCTTGAAGAACACGGACGTTTCCGGCCTGACCATTATTGGTACGGTTGGCGGTGCTGACTGGGCTGACACGGTTGACCTTTATGGTGAAATCGTAATTGTTACCGACGAGTAATCAGTAATCAATTAAGGGAGGGGAATCCAAACCCTCCCGCTCTTTTATTATGTCATATACAAACGTACAAATAGCGAATCTCGCGTTAGCCAAGGTGGGCGACGAAGGTGGACAAATCACCTCCTTTACCCAAGACTCCAAAGAGGCCAACTTAGTTAACAAATTCTACGAACCATCGTTGAGAGAAGTTCTCCGTATGCACACATGGAACTGTGCAACTGCCAGTACCGAAATGACACAAGATACATCCACCCCGACGTTTTGGGATTATCAGTTTTCGCTTCCTGCCGATTGCATCCGTCCATTACAGCTTTTCAGATCATCAAGCTCGCAACGATACGTTAGGGAAAAGGTAGAGTGGCGCGTTGAGGGCCGGAAAGTCTTAACCAATTTTGAGCAGGTATGGTTGCTTTATGTCAAATACCTGACAGACCCAAACCAAATGGATGAGTTATTCATCCGCGCATTATACACCCAGCTTGCAATCAAACTAGCCTATCCGCTGACCGAGGATAGCCAACTGGTCGGACTGCTTGAGGATGAGATGCACAATGTTATTCTCCCAGAAGCTCGCAGGGTCAACAGTTTTGAGGGATACGTATTACCAAGCGTAGATAGCGAGTGGCTGGAGGCGACCATGACGACATCGAGCGCGTCAAACAGCTATCCGCCATTTGCACAATCTAGTTACGGAACACTGCCATACTAAGGAGAAGAAATGAACTTGAAGACATACGCAGAGAAGAGCGGGTTGACGCTCGCAGAAGCCAAGGAGCAGACAGGATTGACTCACTGGAACCAGAGCGTTCCTGAGATTTTAGAGGCTGACGTTGAGATTTTAGAGGAGCCGGAGTCGGTAATGATGGAAGAACCGACAGTCACCGTTATTGAGACAGAATCCAAAGAAGAGGTTGTTGACCCCCAAGTAATCGAACTTTCAATTCGCTGTCTTGGAACAAAGTCACAATACTGGGATAAACGACACCTGATAGGACGATAAATGGCTAATACACCCGTCATCAATAGCTTCAACGCTGGTGAACTTAGTCCCTATATGTACGCTCGTAGTGATCTTGCGAAGTATAACTCTGGGTGCTTAGCGTTAGAGAACTTCCAAATCCTGCCATACGGTGGAGCGGTTCGCCGTCCTGCCGTTAAGCATATTGCTGGATCTAAAGGAGACGACAAGATTCGTCTTATCAGCTTTGAGTTCTCTAGTGAGCAGGCGTACGTCTTAGAACTTGGTGACGCGTACATGCGGTTCTATAAAGACGGGGCGCAATTAGAGAGTGCTCCATCTACACCATACGAGATTGTAACCCCGTGGGCTGTTGCAGACGTATTCGGTATCAAGTTCGTGCAGAGCGCGGATGTTATGTGGTTGGTACACCCTGATTACCCAGCACAGAGACTTGAGCGAAACGGTGACACAGACTGGTCATTAGCTGAGATGGTTCCTGACTATCCAGCACTGCTAGAAGAGAACACAACGGCGACTACGCTAGAGTATACCGGAACGCTAACGGCTGGCTCAAGCGGTGATCTGGCCGCTTCGGCAGACACTTTCGATTTAAACCATATTGGATCATATTGGGAAGTTAAGCATCCTCGTGATGACAACTCAATATCAACATTCGATAACTCCACTGGTGCTCCCCCATCGCCTGACGAGCCAACCTCGTTAACAAACGCGATAACGGGTACTGGCTCATTTACCCTGACGACACTCGGAACGTACACTGGGTCTTGGCTCGCCGTATGGAGAACTGATGATGATGGCGCAACGTGGGAGCGTTTCAGGTTGTATAACATGGATGGAAGAAATATTGATGCAACATGGAGCGAGGGCGAGTCTGGAGTTTATTACGCTGTTACAACGTCAACTGGAACGATAGGGACGTTCGATATATTTATTGATGAGTTCTACACAACTGGCGTTGTGAAAATCACATCTGTAACTGACGCGCAAAACGCGGTTGCAACAGTTATTAAAGATGTCGGACTTAATGCCACTGAGACAACTAAGTGGACGGAGGGCGCGTGGTCTGCATTCAGGGGCTACCCGCAAGCAACCGCCATCTGGGAAAGCAGGGTTGTATTCGCCGGAACACTAAGTAACCCAAACACACTATGGTTTAGTCAGATTGATGATTTCCAGAATTTCAAGCTAGGGACAAGCGATAGCGACGCAATCAAGGCAACGATTGGCTCTGGACGGATTGATGAGATTCGATGGATGGTTCCGCAACGCGCATTGATTATTGGCACAGTTGGGAGCGAGTGGGTCATGGAGGCTGAGAGTGATAACAAGCCCGTTACACCAACCAGCTTTGCCCTGCGGCGCAAGACAACCTATGGCTCTAAGTCCCTGCAAGGCGTTCTAGTCAATTCTGCCGTGCTGTTCATTATGAGACAAGGGCGCAAGGTTCGTGAGTTCACCTACCGCTTTGATGTGGATGATTACGTAGCCCCCGATCTTACCATACTATCCGAGCATATATCAGATGGTGGTATAACTACCGCCGCGTATCAGCAACAACCGGATAATGTGCTCTTAGCTATCCGCGAAGACGGGACAATGATTCCGATGACCTACGAGCGCGACCAAGAAGTGACCGGATGGTATCGGTGGACAATGGATGACGGAGACGGGGAGTTTGAGAGCGTCACAGTTATTCCTAAAGACTCGGAGGAGGATGAGGTCTGGGTAAGTTGCAAGCTCACGGTTGATGGGACTACAAAGCGATACGTAGGAATTTTCGATCCAAGAGAATGGGGAACTGACATTGCTACAGAGTGGAACGGCTCTGACTTCTATAAAGTATTTGGCCCGCTAGATCAGGATGGGTGGATAACAGTGGGGATGAAGAACTCGGATGTCTCCGCCATGAATGGTGACTGGGTGTATGACTCTGGTGATACGCGTTGGGAGAGGTCTACGTACACAATGACCGAAGGGGCTACAGGCTCTCCGTGGTTGATTGATGACGGCACAAGTGAGTGGTCCGCTCCAGATAACGGGCTTGTTACTCCTCCGAGCGTGTTTGTAAAGAATTCAACATCCTCTGACGCTGTTCCTGCGGGATTAAATGGCTCCGTGCAATGGTACGACAGCGGAGAGCGTCTTAACGGCGAGTGGGTTTACTACGATGTTTCTGACACGTATGCCAGATGGTATGATGGGACGGACTGGTTAATCACCACGGTTGCGGATGTCGATGGCACTACGACTGATTTTTTTAAGCTTCAGGATTATGTTGATACGATTACGGTTAGTGGTGGGGCTAGCTTTACGGCATCATACTTAGAGATTTATGAGGGCAAGCCCTCGTGGGAAGCTACCAATCAGATTGATGCGGTGTACTGGGACAATCCCAACTGGCGTGTTGAAGTTGTTGGCGGTGAGTATTGGACATGGGACGCCGCCTACGCCGAAACCCTTCCGCCTGTTGGGGTTGCGTCTAG